CTCGCGGACGATTGGCGTCATCCACGACATGCCCCGGAACATCGCAAGGGGGTCAGGGATCGGCGCGAAGTGAACGACTTCCTCCGGGAAGAGCGACCAGCTTTTCTCGTTCGAATTCGGCCCGCCCGGCGTGTAGATGTAGCCGAGTACATCGACGTCGAGATCCCCGAATCCGAGAGACTCATTGGTCAGGCTGCCGAGGATGATCGTCACCCAGTCCGGCCGCATCCGCTGCAGCTTGGTCCCCCTCTTCGCCGCGAAGTAATTGCCACCCATGTCCGCGTCTTGGAGGCAGCGGACCAGCAGGCTTCCCGTCGTCTTCCCGGGCATCGGCTCTTCGAGAATCCGAAGATCTCGCGTTCCGAAAAGCTGGCCCGGGCGCCCGTTGACTCGCCGGCGGAACTGGAAGCGGGCTTCGGAGAAGAGCATGAGCCGTGCGAGCTCGACCGCAAAGACGGTGCCGTTGGACTTGTAAGCACCCTCGGCGAGCCCCTCGAAGGTGCGCTGGATTTCTTCCTGCTTCCCGCCGAGCGTCCCGCGGGTCATGTCAGCGAAGAAGGGATTGCCGAGGACGTTCTGCTGGCTCAGGAGTTGCGTCCACTCGGTCAGCGAGAGGGACGTGCCGGAGGACCGCTTGGCCAGATCGAGGATTCTCACTCGCCGCCGCCCCCGAGATCGATGTCGACGCGGAAGAGCACGAACGCCAGCACCGCAACACCGGCGATGATGATCGCTGCCGGCGGGAAGATCAGGAGCACACCCCAGAAGATCAATGCGATCCCGATCAGGAGGAGGGACACGGCCGTGCGGACTCCGACTCTCAGCATGGGCGACTCCTGTCCTCGAAGTTGTCAGCGCCAGGCGACGAGAGGCTCGGCTGATTCGTCCGCGCCATTGCTAAGGGCGTCGCTCCTCGCTTCCCAAGAGAGGACCGCGGCCATCGCGCCGTCGATCTTCTTCGGCGAATCGGGGTGGTCCTTCTCGATGATCCACAGCGGCTGGCCGTCGTCGCCCCTCATCTTCAGGTCGCGCCGGCGAGCGTTTGCGATATGGGCGGAGAGGACGGGGTCGCCGTTGTGGTGAAAATCCCCGGCCCTCATCGCGGCGTCGTAGTTGGCCACCGCCCTGGCGATCTGTCGGGAACGATGCGTCTCCCAGGTGAAGATCTTCTCGCCCCACCGCTGCGTCCAGAGCGTGACCAGGTGGTCAATCCACTGCGGGTCGATGTAGACGCGCCAGACGTCGAGGGTTTCGAAGGCCTCGATCATCGCCTGGTTGATCTCCTCGTGCGGGTGTTCGTATCCCTTCGCCGTCAAGACCGGCCGCTCCCAAATGCCGATCGGGAACTGGTAGGCGGGCTCAAGCACCGTGGCGACGATCGCGAGGGCATCTCGGAAGCGAGCGCCGTCGACACCGATGACGGCAACCGGCCTCCCTTCAGGTTCGGCGTCTGACTTCAGCTCGCCGAACCGGGTGGCGCTGTAGGCCTGTCGGGCCGCTTGGGTCGGCTTGTTCAGCCAGACTCGCTCCCAGTAGGAAAGGTCAACTTTCGGGTCCTGCCTCAGGGCGATGATCGAGTCGATGTCCGACCACTCGGCCGCCGGACCCGAGGCCTCGACGACCGCCTCTCTGACCGACTCCTCGGTGTCGAGTTTGTGCTTGTCGCTCGCCTGGCGATGGAAGAAGAACAGACGAGGGTCATCGAGCTCGCCTTTTTTGACCAGCTCCGCGTACTCCCACGTCCCCTCGGCCACCGACCTCTCGCCCGGCACGAACGCGGTGGTCGTTTCGAGCGACCAGGCATCGGCAATAAAACGCTTGGGGACGTTGCCGAGCATCGTCGTGTGCGCTTCGATCAGCCGCGGCAGCACCCACCGGTGGGTTTCGTCAAAGGGCTCAAAGGTCGTCCGAGCGCCATCTCGTGAATTCGGCGCGCTCGCGAGTGGCACTGCTTTCCCGGCACCGTCCAACCGCATGATGCGATCGAGGGTCACGTCGAAGTCGTCGGCGAGCGGGCCCTCTTCGATCACCGCCATGAGCGCGGCGTATGCGAGGTCTTCGGTCTGCTCCTCGGTCACCGCGACCATGGGGATGTAGGGATCCCGAACTGCGACGCCGACGGGTTCTCCTTGAGCGTTGAAGCCATCGCACCGCACCGGGCCTTCGGGATGCAGCTCGACCGCGGAGATCCAGGCTGACTTCTCCGTCTTGGCCGTGCCCTTTCGAAGCGAGATCGCGACGCGCTTGAAACGCCGGCGGCCAGCCTGCGGATGCTTCCGCGGGTAGACCTCGTACATCCGGTAGATCAGGCCGCGGGTCTCCGGGTCGATCACCGCAGGCTCGCCGCGGAGGTCGCCGGGCCCGAACACCAGGTTGTCTTCAATGAAGTCGCAGACCTGCGGGCCCAACGTCGGCCATGCCTTCTCTTCGAGAGAGGGGACCGTGAAGGTAGTCACGAGCTGGTGAGCGCCGACCTAGGATCGGTGGAATCTCCGGTCGGCTCTTTCTGACGCCGGCGTTTGCGTTTCGCCTGAGCAACATCGCCCTTCTCGATCTCCCATTGAAGGCGCCCGCGATCGAGGGGGCTCAGCCCGTACGCCTGCTGCTGCAGTCGGATCTCGCCGGCGAGTTCCTTTCGGGCGCTGGGCTTCTCCGCTTCCCAGTAGTCGTTGACCAGAACCGCCAGCCGCAGAAGTCCATGCCGGTCGCTCGGCAGCCACTCCCCTGCCATCGGCGAAGCCCAGATCTCTTTCCACCAGGCCCGGGTCTGCGCGTGCCATTTACGGGTTGGCAGCTTCGGAGCGCTGACCGTCCTGCGGCCGGAGATCGTGGATTTCGTGCTTTTTTTGTTGCGGCGAGCGGCGTTCTTTTTGGGCGGTGGACCGGGCACGAAGTCTCCTTGCTCAGAGGTGGCCGACCCCGGCGGCGTTTTTTCCTCCCCAACCCGTACAAACATTTATGGGGGGGGAAGCCGGTGTCGGAGTGCTCACGCCCCAGACGACGACCCCCCGCCCCCCCTCTCACGGGGGTACTGGCGAGCCATGCGGGTTCGTGTAGGGCTCCGCTGCCGCGCCGCCCGTCCCCACTGGTGCGGAGCGAGAGGGCGGCAGATCGGCTCCCGTGCATCACAGATCGTGCGTGAGGACCCAGCTATCAGGGCCTGAGAGGGCGGCTAAGCCCTTGGACCGGCAGAAAATTCCGATTTGAAGCCTGATCGCACCGCGTCCCGAGCACGAGAAGCGAGCGGGGGCTCAGCATGCCTCTGGCGGCCCTTGCTCAGCAACCTCGACTCGGCGCCTCGCCAGCCACTTTGAGGCGAGGAAGACATCGGGCGGTTGATCGCTCTTCTGCGAGTTGCACGGCCCACATGCAACAACAAGATTTTGTTCCGAGTCGGCGCCGCCGAGGGCGAGCGGCTCGTAGTGATCGGCGATGGTGCTGGGCTTGAAGCCGCAGTACCGGCAGACGTGCCGGTCGCGCTCAAGGACACGCTCGCGGCGGCCTCGGCTCGCGTGGGTGGAACCTCGTTCACCAGTACAACCGGCCGCCTTGCGCTGAGCCTGGCGATCGCGCTCGCAGGCCGGGCAGCGTGTTCTCTTCGCGGCGCGGCCGCAGTCGAGGCAAGCGCGCACCTACTGATCGCCTCCCTGAACGCGGCCGAGATATTGAAGGTCGAGCCGAAGGTGGGACCTTCCGTTCTCGCGGTGGACCTTCCCAGCACACATCCGATACCAGCGGCCCTCGATAAATACGAAGCGGGGAAGGCGAGCCACCTCGTCCATAACGGGTCTCCTGTCCGTCGGCGTCGCGACCAGGGCGCTGGTAGGCACGCCCTCCGCTCGATTCCCGTCGGGCGGAGGGCACTCCAAAAAGCACCCGCTCTGCGGCCCCTAGCTCACAACGACGGCTGCGCGTCAGGCGGGCAAGGACATGACGCGCCGGGATTGGCGGAGCGATACCCGGCACGAAGGTCACGCTCAAACGGCAAGGAAAAGGCGACCGCGTCAAGGGTCGCCAAATTTTTCGACATTTTCCTTAGATCCCCGGCTGTTAACTCTCCGGTTCACCGCGCTCGTGAAGCTGGCTGAGCGCGCGAGGAAGTCGAGCATCAGCAGTGTCCACTGATCGTCGGACGGAAAAACTGCGGCGGCTAACGACGCTTGACGTCGTAGTCGCTAGCCAGGTTATAAGCGGTCTGGCGCGACACGCCAGCGAGTTTCGCCATCGCTTTCAGATCGAGGCCTTCCTGGATCACGTAGGAGAAGAGACGGGACAGTTCGGTTTTCGCCTCAGCGACTTCTGCTTCTCCTGCGTTGCGGCGATCGCGAGCGGCTTCGATCTTCTGGCGGGTGTCGTCTTCGGGCATAGGGGGAGACTAGTAGCGGAGGGGTCCTGCGACTCGACCAGGCGCCGCCGGAGCGGCGCCAAGTCCAAGCGCTCGGGCTCAGCGATCGAGGGCACCAACTCCTGCCGTGTAGCGGTTGGTGCCGTCCGCGTCACTCACTCGGTAGGTGAATGAGCCGTCCTCTGCGATCTTCGTGATCTGCACGCAGGGACGGACAGCGTCGGAGACAGGACCCCAGTCCGCGGCGGAGAAGCAGGTGCGCGGCGAGGCTCCCGAGGCCGCATCCATCTCGGCAACGCCGGCCGCGAGAGCAACGCTGGTGAGGGCTACTGCCGCAATCTTCTTCATGGTCGAGTCCTTCCTGTCGGTTTTGGACGAGCCTTGCGGCTCGGCTTGGCGCTCTGCGCGGCGCCAAGCCGAGCCGCTTAGGACGCCGCTTCCTCAAGGAGGTGATCCCAACCCAGGCCGATCGGGACGACGTTGGGGCAGGACCGGCAGACATGCCCGTTGGTCAACGCTTGGTCGAGGGGCTCGACCGGCTCGCCGCCGACGCGGAACATGCAGATCTCATGGACGAGAGTGTCGTGTGCCGGCCAGAGCGCCGACGGCGGGAAGGCACCGTTCAGAAATTCAGCGACCTCATGGGCGGAAGTGAGCCCGCCGCGCCAGGCGAGCGCTTCGCCATCCCGGGAATCGATGACGTTGTAGCCACCCTCTGGATCTTCGGCGATGAGGGCAAGGGTAGGATTCTCGTTGTAGCTGGCCATGGGGTGTGCTCCCTTTGACTAGGGCGGCCGGGTGGTAGGACACCGTGGGCCGCGCTTTCCTTGTGTCCAATAGATTGACACAACCTCGAAGCCGTGTCAAGGGGGTAGGCACGGCGAGTTTTACGCCGCCTCGTTTCGCTGCTCGAACTTCTGCAGCTCTCGCTCGAGGTAACGCACCATCCGGTGCTGGTACTTCCCCCTCGCCTCTCCGATCCGCGCTTCGAGGCGGGTCCTCCTCTCAAGGTTGTTCAACTTCCCGCGCCGGACGGCTCCGGCCATGGAGGCATCCGGGTGCAGTCGACGCCGAAGCTGATCGTCGATTTCCTCGGCCGAGTCGGGGACCGCCAGTGAGTGCGAGCTGGTATAGGCACCATCGATCCGGGCGTCCTGATCGTGGCCCGACTTGCCATGGCGATCGACTTGCGGCGGCGTTGGGACCCGCTTCATGAAAAACGGCCTGAAGTCGGTGACCTTAAAGGTCGTCCGGTACATGATGTCCTTGCCGAAGACGCCGCCGCTGTGCCTCAGCCATTCAGTCTTAACGATCTCGGCGGTGACATTGCTGACGACGTGGAAGGTCTCCCCTTGCTCCCACTCCTGCTCGAGCGGACGCACCACCGCGGCGGACCCGTTGGCGAGATGTTCGCGCTCGTAGCGAGTCAGCGCGTGCATGTGGGCGAGCCAATATTCGGCTTCCCTCTCGCGGAGGTCGTAGATCGACAGCCAGAGCAACCCTTGGTAGCGAGGGCAGACCCGAGAGACGAGGACCGGCCGGCGGCGCGGGAAGGTCGGCAGCTTCGGCTTGAAGTGGTCCGCGGGAACCTTCGATTCCCGCAGGACCTCTCCGGTTTTCGGGTCGAAGCGAGTGACCTTGATGTCGTCCCTGCTCATCTTCCCAGCGACTCCGAACAGGACTTTCCCGGGCAGATGTAGATCTTGAAGCTGCCTGAGATCACTTGGCCGCCGCCCGTTCCTTCTCGGCCGCCTTCAACTTCTCCAGGCGCTTCAATCCGGCTTTGGTGATCGTGTAGCTGAACTCCTCGCCCTCGTGCTCTTTCAAGCAGCGACTGGAGACCGCGGCGTCGACCAGGTGCTGCGTGATCCACCCAAAGTCGAGCAGAGCGCTGAGCTTGATCCCGGCCCTGGCCCGACTCCCTTTCGCCTCTCCGAGCAGAACGATCTCGGCCTTTTCGGATC